CCGTCTACGGCCACTCCTACGGGTCTTAGCGCGACAGCCAGTGTGGGCACGGTGACTACAACAGGAGTGACCATAAATCAGACGTTCGCGGTAACTGTACAAAGTTATCTTGGTGCTAATAAATATTACATAGATGGTGTTAGACAGGACACGGTTACTTTGACCGAAGGTAACACTTATCGCTTCGATCAGTCAGACGGTACTAACTCCGGACACCCTTTACGTCTATCCACCACCTCGGATGGAACACATGGCGGCGGGTCACAATACACTACGGGCGTAACAACCACTTCTTCTTACACTCAAATCACAGTTGCTGTGGGGGCCCCAACCCTGTATTATTACTGTACTAATCACAGTGGCATGGGCGGACAGGCGAACACACCATGAGCTACACAAAAACAACTTTGAAGCAAGCTATACAAGATTATGCTGAAAATGACGAAACAACTTTCGTTAATAATCTTGATAACTTCATAAAAAATGCCGAAGAAAAACTGTTAAAAGTAGTTGATTTAGACGTTTTTCGTAAAAACGTGAACGCTGCTATGACTACGGGTAACCGGTTTTTGAGTCAGCCGACAGACTATTTGTCTACTTTTTCGCTATCTTACAACAACGGCTCCGGCACAAGTCATGTTTTTTTAGAACAAAAGGACGTGAACTTCTTACAAACGTACTGGACTACACCCACCACTACGGGTGCGCCGCGTTACTATTCTGTTTTTGATGTAGGAAATTTTCTTATAGCCCCTACTCCCGATCAGGATTATGCTGTTGAATTACATTATTACTACCGACCCGCTTCTATTACAGGGGCAACGGGAACGTCGTGGCTTGGGGAAAACGCACCAGATGCGCTTTTATACGGCTCTTTAGTTGAGGCTTATATATTTATGAAAGGGGATCCTAATCTCCTTCAGGTGTATAGGCAGCAGTTTGAAGAAGCAGCACTTCGTCTTAAAAATTATGGCGAAGGCGTAGAAAATACCGAAGCTTATCGCGACGGGTTAGTGAGGACTCAGAAGACATGAATGTAGCAATAGTGGCGTTTGGCGGCTCGTTTTCCGAGTACGTCATGTCGCGCATAAACTCGCAGAACTTTGACGAAGTGTGGGGTATAAACAGCATAGGGGCCATCTTTCATGTAGATAAGACCTTTATGATGGACCCTGCCTCTCGTTTTTTAGATGGTAAAAAAGCCGGAAAACAGACTGGGATAGCGCAAGAATTCTTATTAAAGACCCCTAAAAAAGGTCCTATATATTCTTGTTGTTTAGATGAAAGAGTACCTGAGATAGAGCTATATCCCTTAAAGGAGGTTGTTGGCTCGTTAGGCTTTGCGTACTTTAACAACACGGTGGCTTACGCCCTAGCCTATGCTATTTACAGCGAAAAAGTCTCGAAAATCCACCTGTACGGCATAGACTTCAGTTACAAACAGAATATAAATTTTGCGGAAGCGGGACGTGCTTGTTGTGAGTTTTGGTGCGCCATAGCTCTTTCAAAGGGTATACAGATAGAGATAGCTCAAAATTCAGGCTTTATGGACACTAACGTGCCAGAGAATGAAAAACTGTACGGCTACCATCGTTTAGCGGATCCTCTTGTTCAAACAATAAAAGACGGAAATCTGATTATTGTTCCTCAATCTGAGTATATCAAAGAAGAAAAAGAAACTTTATCACCGCCAGAGCCGTTAGATAATCCAGTTCTTATTGGGCGACATGATGTGCCGGGAGTATCGTATAATGATTAGTGTACAAACAGGAATAGATGTAGGTACGATTGACGTTACTACGTCAAATGAGGGCGGCCTTTCGTCCGATCAAATAGCTGAAATGGCTCGTAAAAAGATAGTTTATGTGTCAGAAGAGGCCCCGCCTGCTATAAAAGATCAGGCTCAAGCGTTTGCAGGAAGGGTCGAAGACGTGCTACGTTTTTACATAGACTTGGCTAAACGTGAGGAGCGTGGTACTATATGCCAGACTTTGCGTAAGGCGGGTCACGACGACATTGCGGACTTTATTAGGAGACTATAATGGCAATCACTCAAGCAATGTGTACCTCATTTAAAACAGAGCTCCTAACGGGTACACATAATTTTACAAATAGCTCTGGAAACTCTTTCAAACTGGCCTTGTATGCAATCGGGGGTGGAGGGAAATCTAGCACAACCGCTACACTTGGCGCGGCAACAACAGCTTTCACCACAACAGGTGAGGTGGCAAACAGTGGTTCTTATGCCTCTGGTGGCAGCGCATTAACAAATGTGACGCCGTCAGCCTCTGGAACAACTGCTATAACAGATTTTGCTGATTTAAGCTTTACTACAGCAACAATTACTGCTCGTGGCGCGTTGATCTACAATGACACAAACGCTGATAAAGCGGTTTGTGTGCTTGATTTTGGGTCAAATAAGAGTTCAAGTTCAGGCACCTTTACCATTCAATTCCCTACAGCGGACGCTTCAAACGCTATTATTAGAATAGCTTAACGGAGTAGACTGTGTCCAATATTGGCGGATGGGGTAGAGGCGCGTGGGGTGACGGCGCTTGGGGCCAACCTGTACCCGTAGTATTAACGGGAGTAGCCGCTACTACGGGTCTTGGCACCCCTTTAGCCGGAGGCGGTAGCTTAGTCGGGCCTGTTGGCGCGGTTGGCACCATAGGGTTTGGCGATGAACAGGTTGTTGGTACTGCCGTTGTAGCTGTAACGGGAGTAAGTGCAACTTCGGCCACATCTACACCAGAAGCCCCTGCCGCCGTTACTTTGACGGGCACTTCCGCGACAGCTTCGGTTGGAACACTTACTCTTGTAATTCCAGTAACTGTCGGTGTAACTGGAAACGCTGTTACGGGTGCTATCGGATCTCCGATAGTAGACGATATGGCTTTTGGCGTTACAGGATTGTCAGCAACAGGAAATGTTGGTATTGTCTTTATCTGGAGTCAAATCGTCATAACGCCGGATCAACAGGCAAATTGGACAGATTTAACTCCTGCTGGTGCAGGAACATGGACTGACCTAGTGCCGAGTCAATCAGCGAATTGGAAAGAGGTCGCATAAATGGCTAGCTCATATACTACTAGAACCGGTATTGAAAAACCCGCTACTGGCGAACAATCGGGAACTTGGGGTGATACCACTAACCTGAACTTTGATATAATTGATACGGCCCTTAATGGGGTGGTGACATTAAGCTTATCAGGTACAAGTTCTTCTTTAACCACTTCAGATGGCACTGTTTCAGATGGCATGAACAAGTTAATTGTTTGTGGCGGATCTCCTTCCGGAACACATACGATAACGATTGCCCCTAATGACGCAGAGAAAATCTACTTTGTAACCAATGACACCAATCAGTCAGTGGTATTTTCTCAAGGAAGTGGTGCTAACGTAACCGTGGCGACAGGCGAAAGTCGGATAATTCGAGCCGATGGTGCGGGTGGCGGTGCTGCGGTGACTGATTTCACCTCAACAATGGCGGCAAGCACCACCTTCATCAACAACACAGCGGCAGGTGATGCTACCGCTTTGGCAATCGCGTTAGGATAAGGAAATGGCAAACACATTTAAAGTTGTAACAAAGGCGGGGGTTACCTCGGTAGATGTTATATATACGGTAAACGACTCACCCGCTACTACTACGGTAGTTCTTGGTATTATTCTAGGAAACACCACCACTACTCAACAGACAGCTACCGTTACTTTAACGTCAGATACGGCAAATCGTGCAGGAGCTAATAACGAGGCAAACCAAGCGGTTGAGCTTGTAACAAATGCTCCAATACCCGCAGGATCCTCGTTGGAGATGTTAGCCGGTAACAAGGTTGTTTTAGAACAAACTGACACAATAAGCGTCACAGCTACTGGTGCAACGGATGTAGCCTTGTCAATTATGGAGATCACCTAATGCCATATCTGGGTAATCCTTTAGCCTTTGCTTACAGCGCGGTAAGCTATCAAGATTTGACCGGAGTTACAGGAAGCCCCGCAAAGCGTGGCTTTACTCTTAGTAACGCTGTGCTAAATGCAAACGAGATAGAAGTTTTTGTCAATAATGTGCGCCAAGAGCCTTTGGTAGCGTATACCGCCGGGGGAACAACTTTGACAATGACTGGCGATGTTGAGACAACCGATGACTTCTACGTTGTTTTTCAAGGCATGGCAAAGCAGACGGTAAGTCCTGCGGCAAGCACTAATATGTCGATTACGGATCTGACCGTGAGCGGAGATCTTACGCTAGGTAAGGCGGTACAAGGTAAAACTTTTGTAGACACCACCAATTCAGGCAACATCACTCTTGATTTTGACACTTATCAAAACTTTGTTCTTACCATGACAGGAGCCGTGGTACTGGTTAATCCGACTACGGAAGCCGTAGGTCAGACAGGTTTTATTATTTTAATTCAAGACGGTTCAGGTAGCAGGGGGTTGTCCACGGGTAACCAGTTCTTTGCTCCCGGAGGTGCTATAACCATATCCACTGCCGCAAGCGCAATTGATGTTGTGCCGTACATGGTTCAGGACACCGATAAAATTTTACTAGGTACTCCTCAACTCGCTTTTGCAGCGTTAGCGTAGGAAGAGCTTATGTCAGGACCTTTTGGATCAAGTCCTTGGGGTTACAACCCCGGCGGGGATTTTTATTCCTACACCATTGACCAGTCGTTGCGGTTTGATGACGGTGACAGCGCACATTTAGACAGAACTTATAGTTCTAGTGCTGGGGGTAACACAAAAACATGGACATGGAGTAGCTGGGTAAAGATTGGTAATATATCTGCTCAGAAAATGATTTTTTCAGGGTCAACAAACACTTCAAATCTCATGTATTTACAATTAAGGGGTGACGCTCAAGACAACCGCCTTGATATTACATGGAGGCAGGGGAGCAGTACAACAAGACAACTGTCAACAAACAGACAATTTCGTGATGTCTCAGCTTGGTATCACATCGTATGGGCAGTCGATACAACACAAGCTACAGATTCAAATAAAATGAGGCTTTACATTAATGGTGTTGAAGAAACATCTTTTAGTGCAGATAACAGAAGCACCATCTCACAAGATTCAGATTTAATTATAAATGCAAACAGTGCTGCCCACTCTATAGGAACATATTCCCAAAGCCCTAGTTCATATTTTGATGGGTACATGGCAGAAATGCATTTTGTGGATGGAACACAGCTAGACTCAACTTCATTTGGCGAAACAAAGGACGGTATTTGGATACCAAAAAAATATACTGGCTCACACGGCACAACTGGTTTTTATCTGCCGTTCGATGATTCTAGCGCAATAGGAGATGATGAATCTGCAAACACAAATGATTGGACACCAAGTGGTTTAGTCGCAAGCGATGTCGTGCTAGACAGTCCAACGAATAACTTTGCTGTCGGCAATCCTTTATCCAGCACAAGTAATAACACATTTGCTGAAGGTAACTTAAAAGTCACTGGTAGTGGGGTTAGTTATTACAACTACTTGTCATCTTTTGGTATGGAAACTGGCGGCAAGTATTACTTTGAGGTTTATTCTAATAGCCGGAATCCTTCATATTGGGCCGTTGGGATTTGCAAGCCAGAATCATTTAGCCACACAATGAGTGTGTATAATACCGCTGGTTCTATGGCATTGCAACAAGGTGCTTCAGTCTATTACCTTAATTCAGCAATAGGGACTACAACAAATCGGTATAACACTACCGCATATCTATTCAGCTTTGCCATTGACCTTGACAACAACATCTTCCATTTCAGGGCAGATGGTGGCACTTGGGAAAACAGTGGCGACCCAGCGGCGGGTACTGGCGGTTATGCCATTCCAGCAGATTTGCAAGGGCAAACATTGATGCCGTGGTTTGGTCCCAATGGTGCGAACTATCAAGTCCTCAACTTTGGTCAAGAAAGCAGCTTTGCTGGCAACAAGACAAGCGGCTCTGCGGGTGCATCTGATGCAAATGGCATAGGCGATTTTTACTATGCGCCACCGTCTGGGTTTCTCGCTTTGTGTTCGCAGAACTTGCCAGACGTAGCAATCATTGATGGCACGGATAATTTCAATACGGTGCTTTATA